GGGGTTATCTAAGGATTATTTAGGCGAGCTTAAAGCTGAAACTGATTTGGTTGAAGCTGCTAAACAACACGGTGTAGATCCTAAAGGTGAGATGTGGAAGTTACCCGCAGAACATGTTGGATTTTACGCAGAACAAGATGCACGGCTCACGTTGCTTTTATGGCAACGCTTTAAAACTGAAATATATAATCAAGATTTAGAGACTATTTGGACTTTAGAGAAAAGCCTTTTACCTATAATAATTGAAATGAGAGAGAAAGGTATAAGGGTGGACACAGATAGATGTTCAACTTTGCAAAGTACTTTTAAAAAACAGGAAAAGACAGTTCTCCAAAAGATAAAAAAACTTGTTGGTCAGGATATTGATATATGGGCAGCAAGGCAGATAGGTTTTGCTTTTGACAAACTTGGTATTGATTACCCTCGCACTGCTAAAACAGATGAGCCCAGCTTTACTCAGAATTGGTTAAATAATAACCCCAATGATATTAGTAAATTGATAGTACAGGCCAGAGAGATAAATAAATTTCACAATACTTTTTTAAATTCCATAATGAAGTACGAGCATAAAGGGCGAATCCACGCTGAGATTAGACAGATTAAAAATGATTTTGGTGGTACTGTCAGTGGTCGTTTATCAATGTCTAACCCAAACTTACAGCAGTTACCTGCTCGTTCTAAGGAGTTTGGCCCTATGATTAGAAGTTTATTTTTACCTGAAGAGGGTTGTAAGTGGGGTAGCTTTGATTACTCTCAGCAAGAGCCTAGGCTTGTTGTTCATTACGCAGCATCCATTGGCGAAGGCTACGAGGGATCTAAGGAGCTTGTTGAAGCTTACGCTAATGCTGATGCAGATTTTCACCAAACAGTGGCAGATTTGATAGGTATTGAGCGTAAACAGGCTAAAACTATTGGTTTAGGGATAATGTATGGTATGGGAAAGAACAAATTAGGCACTATGTTGGGTCTAGATCCTGATGAAGCCCACACTTTAATTAACAAATACAACACTAAAGCGCCTTTTGTTAAGTCTTTGTCGGATAGATGTATAAAGAAAGCGTCATCTGAGGGTGTTATCCGCACGAAATTAGGTAGAAAGTGCCGTTTCGATATGTGGGAACCCAAAGATTTTGGTATACATCAATCGGAGCGTTTTGATAATGCTTCGGCTAAATATGGAGCAGGTAACATTAAAAGAGCCTATACCTATAAAGCTTTAAATAGGTTAATCCAGGGCAGTGCTGCAGATCAGACCAAACAAGCCGTTGTCGACTGCCATAGGGAAGGCTTTACCCCTATGCTTCAGATACATGACGAGCTTTGTTTTAGCATTAAAGAAGAAAGTGAAGTTAAAAAAATTACAAAATTGATGGAAAATTGTATGGAGCTTAAAGTCCCTAGTGTGGTTGATGTGGCTATAGGTAAAGATTTTGGTGAGGCTACATAATCTTTTTTAGCTACAATATTTCTTGACACATCTTATTGTGATGTAATAAAATAAGCCCTAGCTTGGTTATTCTCATTTTTACCTTCCTAAGTTAAATAGGGTAACCAAGTTTATTTTAGATAATTAAGGAGGTGTTTATGTCTTGGGAACAATTTAATGTGGAAGATGGAGACGATGAGCAACAACAACTAAACGATAACGAAGAACAGTCTTGGGAAGAAGAAAAAAGAAAATATAATCTAAAGTTATTAAACGATTTATTAAAGGAGTTATAGATGGATATTACAAAATGGAAAAGCGTGGCTATTACAGTTGAAGATTACGCTGTTTTAAAAAGTTTGTGTACTAAAGAGTTTCGAGCACCTGCCGCTTTTGTTAGTATGCTGTTAAAGCAGTACGTACAAAAACAAGCTAGAGGCGAGAAGATTAAACCCGAGACTTTTGTAAAAAAACTATTATCTGAAGGCGCTAGCGCTGATTAAAAAGTTGTTGGAGGAAAAGGTTAGGGTCTATTTACATAGTGAGTAGACCCTTTCTTTGAATATTCAGGTAACAAAACGGTTTAAAAACAAATGATAAAAAGAATACATGTCAATCAACATATCATAAAGAAAAACGCTAAAACAGGTGAAAGAGATCCTGCTATAACTGTTAAAACTTCAAAACAAAATGTTTATGGGCATACTGTTGAAGTACAAGGGGCATCGAAAGTTGTTTATTCCCCTGATAAACCATTATCTTGTGGTGCAAAAGTTTGGATAGAAACTAAAGAAGTTTGTATTGTAGACAACGGGGAAGAAAAAATAAAAATTATTTAGCCGTACCACAGCCTCCTATATAGGGTCAAGAACTGGACATTTTCATACTATGTGTAAGAATAACTGTATGGGAACAAAGAAAATTACAGATTGGCAGGAGCTATTAGATACAGAGATATTTGCCACAGGTTTGGTAGACCCTTCTGATTTAAACACCGAAGAATTAAGCGCCTTTATTGAATCTCTTTATAAAGATTATACCTTTTATAAAAACCAAAAATATGATACATATATAATTGAACTTTATGAGCAAGTTTTATCTCATGTAATTAAGACATATGGGCATTAAATAATTGAATGACTTTACTGTAGCCAACACATATAGAATATCCCCAGATTCTTTAGCCAGTCCTGAGCTAAAGCCTGAAGAGCGTTTGTGGCGTAGTGTTGTTGTGACTGCTTTAGAAGATACTTTAATTGAACATTCTGATCGGAAGCACTCCATAGCTAAAATAAAAGCACATAACTGGATCTTAGGTAATCTTTCTGATTTTCAAGAAATATGCTGTTGGGCAAATTTAGAATCGGACGTAATCATATCGAACTACCGTAAAAGTTTAAAACAGGGAATGGTTACCTTTAACAAAAAACAAATACTTTGGTTTAGGTACGACAGGGTTTACCAAAAGCTTAAAGAAAATTTATCCCCAGTACAAAAAAGACATATACGTTCCCAAGTAAAAAAAATGAGATACAAAATACACCATACCCCTGTTACTACTTTAAGTAATGTTTTTGTTTCTTCTTTGTTCTAAAGAGAAGTACGGTGACGACCCTGTAGTTTCATTCATCCTTTAATAGATAAAGCCTCACCATACTTCATATTTATTATTACCTCATATAACCCTGTTTGTAAACCACCTGCACCATGCTGCACCCTACTTGCACCATATTGTTATTTCCTATAGCTTTGTAGTATGTCTTTAAGAATTACTGATAAAAGTAACCATATTGAGTTGACCGACAAGTTTCTTAAAACCTGGAAACCTGATTTCAATCAAAAAAGAAACATATACATTCGAGATACCATACAAAAAAATTTATTATGCAATGCCAGTAAAAAAGGATCTCATAGTTTCGGCTTTGATTATTCTTTGAGAGGTGTTCATAAATCAAAAGTCTTTGGGTATTATCCTGCCATGTCGATTGAAGAAGCACGGCTCAGGGTGGTGGAGTGCGAGAAATTAGTTGCTAAAGGTTTAAACTACGATGATGTTTTTGAAATAGAACGGTTACCCCAGATGGTTTATTTTTTAGAAAATTCTCAAGGTCTAATAAAAATAGGTCGAAGTAAAGATTGGGTGCATAGAATAAAACAACTTGTTATGTCTACCGAAGGTATAAGATTAATTGGTATTCGTTTAGAAACAGAAGTGTTTAATGAGACTCGCTTACATAATCTGTACCAAGCCTTTCGTTTTAAGGGTAATGAATATTTTGAAGATGAGAAAGGTTTTATCAAACAACTTATTACTCAAGCCGTTGTCTACCATGTTTCCGATGAGCAAGTTGATAAAATGATAAACTCCCAAGAAAGGGTTATTTATGATAAATAACCCTATGCCTATTTTGTTATTGTAAGTTAATCTCAGAAGATTTTAGATATACCTGTGTGCCATCTTCATCCATACCCAAAAAATCATATCCATCATCTATAGCACGTTCAATTTCATTTATAGCTGAATCAAAGTTTTCTTTAATATATTCTACAGACTCCTCTTTACCTTGTTTATATTCTTCATCAGGAAAATTGTTCTTTTTTTGCCATTGAAGCCTTGAATAAAGCTCTTGTAAATTTATTAAAGAGCTTTCATCTACTAATCCACCTTCAAGTTTAATCATCTGTGTAAACCTCTGGTTGTTGATTGTTCCATTCATCTAATTTAATCTTAGCTATATTCTCAGCGTATGCACTAGCCCATCCATGTGCCTCACGATCTTGCATTGCGAGCTTACACTCATCAATAATATCTATAAGAATGTCGCAGTAAAACTCTTCGTACTTATCTTCTTGCTGTTGTATATTTAAATCGCTCATTATTTACCTCCACATCTGTTGACTGCTACCACTAAATTTTTAGACCTTGTGAGTGTGTGTCTGACTTCACTAATGTGTCGAGTTACAAATTTCTCTACTGATGGATCATACTTATGACCAGCTACTGTATCGATTAACTCATTTATCTTTAGTTGAAGATCTTCTGAAAGCTCATTAAGCCTATTCAAGTCCTCTCTTTTATTAATGTCTATTACTTTTTGAACTTGGTCTTTAATAGCTACTGCTTTTTTATTTATTTTTTTCATATTGATATCCTTTGTTGTTGTTTAATAAATTTTATTTTCTGTAAAAACTTTTTACTTTTCGCTCTCCTCCTCCTCTTGTTGTGGTAATTCATTTTTTTCAGCATTAAACTCAATGTCGATCGGGTCTCCCCAAGCATAGTTTTTTTGCACTTGCTTTATTGCGTCCTCTGGAGAACAAGCAAATATTATTATTTTTTGGTAATGTGAAGTTATATAAACCGAGTATCTATTTTTTTCTTCATTCATCATTCACTTCCTCGGTTGAATTGTTTAATTGATGTAACTTCTTTAATAGTTTCTTACCCTTTTGCTCAAGCTGAGAAATATCCTCACCAATCTCTTTACTAGTCTCAAGTGCCACCCATGTGTGCTGAGTAGCATTGAGCTGTTTGTGCTTTTCAAGATAAATCTTAAGCCATACGATCTGCTGTTGTAAATTTGTACCGTATTCACCAAATACGTCCATAGTCTTATTCATTGTTTTCATTTTTCTATCCTCATTGTTATTAAAATTATCTTACTATCCATGCACCAAAATTATTTGATACATATTCCAAAACCTCGCTAAAATCTTCCATGGTGCGAGTGGTATATACATCACCGTAATAATTCCAATGCTGTATGCTAAATCTAGGCATTCCTTTCCATTCCCTATCATCTTTATCAGTTTCTGCTATATATATTTGAAACCCCTTTATTCGAAAAGATGGACAAAGGTCATTGCCGTAACTTACATCTGCCCATTCTTTAGGAATGTCTAAATCGTATAGATTGTGTTCGTCCCATCTATTCCATAATTTAATTGTCATAACTCCTCATATAGTTTATTTACATATTCTTTATACGGACTATTATTAAATTTATCGTCAATAATTTTTTCTATCCGATCCAACCTTTTAACATCTGGTTTATCTGTATCTAAAGTGTGCATAGCTTCTAGTAACTCATCCACATCACTGGCACACTCTCCACATCGCCAACCATCTACATCACCATAGACTGGATATCTATTAACAAATCTACCAGACCCAAAATGACAGGGTAGGCCACAATCTACACAAATGTTTTCATCAAAAAAATCTATCATATTTCTATCCTCATTGATTAATATTCTAGTTTAAAGTTACCCTCACCGAAGGCATACATAAGTTGCTGTAGGTCGTCTATTTCACCGATTAGCATGTTAGGTGGTAATTGATTAATAGATACTATAGCTTCTCTGGCTTGGTACTCGTATATATCGCTATGATACTTTTCATATAGACAACCATCCTCTACATAAAACCAACTGAATTTAGGTGTTGTTTGACGATCTACGTAATACGTATGATTTCCTATATTAGGTGAGTATTTATACTCATATTTAAGTGGGTTATCAAATGTAATTCTGTTTTCTTCTGTTATGTTTTGATTTATCATTAGCCCTCCTCATCGCAGTCGCTATAATTAGATCCTTTATCTACCCATGTTTTCTCAGCTACATATTTAGACGTGGATTTTCTATCTAAAGATTCAAGGAAAGCTTTGCCTTCTACCTCGCTGATATCAATAGTAATAACAAGCTGATCATCTGCAATGTAATACACAACCTCTGTATTATCCTCGTATGTATGATTTTCTAGCGCCTTAATAGTCATATGTAAATCTGATACCGTATCTTCTGCTTGCTCTAACTGTTTGTTATTCTCTGCCTCTGCTCGGTCTTGCTCATCCATGTATCTGTCTAAATCTTGCTTTACTGAATCAGTCATCGTAAACCCCTATATTAGTTAATGTTAATGTTACCTTGTAATTATCTCATGTAGATAGGAGATTGCAACTTATTTCTCGTAGCTTGATAAGATATTGTTAATATGAGGGATCACGGGACACGGTGCAAGGGGATTATTTCTATAAAACTGATAAATAGAACTTATGACCTATTTCCCCCTAATGCGCTTCCTTAGAGATTATTTTTTAAATCAAAAGTCTTGGAGAGAGAATGTTTTAGGAAAATGGAAAATACAGTATAGCAATAGGCATAGAGAGAATTTCACTTTAGGAAAGTTTTAGGAATATTCCTAAAGTTTAGGAAAAAGAGAGGAAGTCCCTATGGAATTTTATTTTTTTATTTTTTTTTGTAAGGAATGACATTAGGGGAATCAGCCTGACTCACTTGATAATACCTTCTTAATGACTTCTATATTTGCCAGTATGTCTTTAGGGCGAACCTCAATATAAGTTACTCCATTTTCCTCATGTTTGATAATTTCAGGATTTTGATCTGTCAATAATTTTTGGGTAAAACATTTGTAAAACGCATTTTCTATTATTTTTTTTACTTCTTTATCTAATCCCAAATAAAAGTATATAAATTTGTCCTCACATTCTTTATCGTCAATCTCAAAAAGAGGGATTGTTAAATTACCAAATTTGTCTATTTTTTGTTTCATTTTGCCACCATTTAAAAGTGTATGTGCTACTATTCTATCAAAAATAACAATGGAATAGCACCCCCCATGAAAATAAGCGAATCATTATTATGGAAAAAGATTAACTCGATTCAAAAGACCTCTAAAAACTGGCATTTAACACGCATTGAATCGTCTACAATCAACGGAATTCCTGACATTTTCGGTATTGTCAACGGTCGTCCTTTCTGGCTCGAATTAAAAGCAAATAATGCTAAGAATTTGAACTTAACAAAGTACCAAATTAACTGGCATATGAAATATCAATCGTGTGGTGGTGTGGTTCGTATTCTTAATGCACTACCCTCACAGAGCACTCTCGAACTTCTCCAGATCCGTGAAGATCGTTCCCTGCGCCGTGTATCATGTTACAACACACAAAAAACCTTTGACGAAAACCTACGGGTCATGCTCCAAGAAGCGAGTAGGTAGGAATTGTAAAAAGTCAAGAAATTAATTAACTTGACTATCCCATCAAGCTGTGCCATACCATACCATACCATATCATTATATTAGAATATTAGAATATGCTAATATTCGCCCCCCCCCCCGGACCTTGGCCCTTGAAAAAAGTCAAGTAGAAAATTTTGATGGGGTCATAAGTAGAATTGATTGGACTCTCCTATCCAGATGTGCTAGGTCATACCATACCATACCATATCATTATATTAGAATATAATAATATGCTTATATACGCCCTCGGGATTTTACTACCATATCACCATATCATTATATTAGAATATTAGAATATTAGAATATGCTAATACTCGCCTCGGGATTTGATCCAGGGCCATCCCATATCATTATATTAAAATATTAGAATATTAGAATATTAGAATATGCTAATACTCGCCTCGGGATTTGACCCAGGTCCTGCCTGGTTCGAGAAAATTTTTTAAAGAATTGTAAAACAAGAAAAAGTGCAACGATTTAAAATGAGGTAAAAACCGTTACACCATAACCATACTATAACTAAATATTTCTATACCTACCAGCTCGATTCTCAAGATCCTTCATATCTTGATGGTGTAGCAGGATCAATAATCCCGTGCTAGTTACAATTAAACCAAGGGCAAAACCTATAATAAACATCATCATCATTTGTACTACCTCCAAAAATGGGGCATCTCTGCCCCTGTTAAGTTAATGTGCCAAATAGGCCACGTTATCAATTGTCTTATCCCAACACTTGCGGCAATTACCGCAATGGCCAAAATCAAGCTCTTTTTTAGCTAGTTTTGTAAGTTTTTTATATACACTAAGGCTATGCACTTTACCTGTTTTATCAGTTCTAAATGCTGCGCAATTATCTACTGTTGAATCAGTTACAACGGTTGACGTATTGTGCCATGAACCCGCAGCTTCTTGATTAACCATGGCCATTGAAAATCTTATAACTAAATTTTCAGGGGCTCTGTCTTGATACTTAAGAACCCATGCTTCACGAGTCGGCAACCAGTGCTTTATATCTGGCGTTCTTTTTGCTACTTCAAAGATTTTAGCTAGATGCTTTAAATTCTGAACATCCCCACTATCGTGCCATCTAAAATATTTTTCTTTTTTATTACCTATTTGTATTGCCATAGACATCACCCAATTTTTATTTTTCAGGCTGTCCAGTCTTTTGTATTGCGCCGCTTGTGTGGTTTTGAATGCATAGCAATTTTTCATGGCATAACATTTTTCACACGTTGAGCCCTTAACCTTCCTCAACTTGGAACCCGTCTTACATTCCTTGGCTGGTAGGCCATAGGCAAAGCCCGGCATCTTAGAGGGCTTACTTAATGAGCCCGTAATCTCTTTTAATTCGTACATTTTCATTTTTAAATCCTCATTTGTTATTAACTACCCCTCACTATATCATAGCTAGATAAGATATACACTAAAATATTTTATGAGGCCATAAGTAGAATTGATTAGACTTGTTCGCAGGTATATGCTACACCATACCATATAACCATATCACCATATTAGAATATAATAATATGCTAATACTCGCCTCGGGATCTATATTAGAATACCGTTATATTAGAATATTAGAATATTAGAATATAATAATATGCTTATACTCGCCTCGGGATCTAATTAAAATAAAGCTTGACTATCTTATGGAGCTAGGCTATTATAATAATGTAAACAATAACAAATGAGGATTTAAAAATGAGTATAAAAGAAATATCAATCTATAAAAAGTTACTAGAAGGAAAATTGCCTAAAGATCATGACCTACTAACGGTAAAAAATCCATTTTCAGGGGTTAAAAGTGTAATGACCCCAGAGGAAGAATGCGTCTATTCTTTTATCATGGGGGCGCAATCTATGGGACAACCCAGTAATACAATCTGGAATCAAGTAAATGAGTGCTTGTCTTGGTTTCGTAAACATAACCCTACAGTATACATGGATCAATTAGACTAATTAATACTTGCTGGACTCTGAGCCCTCTTAATCGAGGGCTTTTTTTTGGGCTACACCATACCATATCACCATATCACCATATTAGAATATAATAATATGCTTATACTCGCCCTGGGCTCTATATAAGAATACCGTTATATTAGAATATTAGACTATTAGAATATAATAATATGCTAATACTCGCCTCGGGATTTAATTAAAATAAAGTTGAAATAAAGCTTGATTATCTTATGAAGCTAGGCTATTATAATAATGTAAACAATAACAAATGAGGATTTAAAAATGACAATAGATCTTAAACAATTTGCTGAACAAGTTAATCAGATAGGTGGAGTAGAGGTATACACTTATAATGATGATAATTTGTTAGCTAAAGTAGAAAATAAAACAACAACAAATGAGGATTTAAAAATGATTAAATTTAAAACTAGACATATAGACGATCTATATAATTTAGCCGATCCAAAACATGAAGATGCCAGTAGAGTGGTTATTTCAAAATTTATAGGATTAACCAAAGGGTGTGTCTTGTGTTATGTCCCTAATGACGATGCTTTTGTCGTCTGGTCTATTTACAGACATGATGGGTTTAAAAATACCACGTCTGGAACGTATGCAAAGATTGACGGTAATCAAAAATTATCGGAAATGTTGGTTCGCCCTAACTCTCATAATGAGGACGCATTGAACCAAGCTTATGAGCATTTTAACGCTAGGATGTCCAGTTGTAGCTAGAATCAGCCCTGCTGGACTCTGAGCTCTCTTAACCGAGGGCTCTTTTTTTGGGCTATACCATACCATATAACCATATCACCATATTAGAATATTAGAATATGCTTATACTCGCCTGGGCTCTACTATTAGACTATTAGACTATTAGACTATTAGAATATAATAATATGCTTATACTCGCCTCGGGCTCTACTATTAGAATATTAGACTATTAGAATATAATAATATGCTTATACTCGCCTCGGGATTTAATTAAAATAAAGTTGAAATAAAGCTTGACTCTCTTATGGAGCTAGGCTATTATAATAATGTAAACAATAACAAATGAGGATTTAAAAATGAAATTGATAACACAAAAAAACTATAATGAAGACGGGACATTTTTCTACCGTGTTACCAGAAAAAGGGTTGAAGAAACTGAGTGGTGTATTGAAAGCAACCATGAGCTCAGTTCTTGGAAGCTACAGGATATGTGCAACTGGCGTGAATCAACAGGTGGAAATAAAGAATTTCCATATGGTCAGGTGACTTCTGGGGTAGACAATACCAAATGGTTAGATGTAGGACATGGGCCACGCAATATTGATAATGACAGTCAAAAATGGGAAGTTAAACAACTAACAACGGAGTATGAACTATACGAAGAATAGATATCTGGGGGGGGGATTGCGCCCCCTTTTTTCTATTGAAATAAAACTTGACAAGAGCTTTTTTTTAACGGCTCTTTTCTTGTGTTAGTATGTCAGCATATTAGAGTATTAGAATATAATGATATGCTAATACTCGCCCCGGGCTCTACTGACTAGTATCTTTTTAGAAGGCTCTATACTCATACCATCACCATTTCATAATATAATAATATAATAATATACTGATGCTGGGCTTTTTATTTCTCCCCCTATATATCCTAATAGCCACATGCAAATACTAGCAAAAAATTCTTGAGTATATATAATAAAAAAATGAATACAGAATTAATGACTACGGAGCAAATGAGGCTCGAGGTAGAAAAGCTTTGGATCGAGCATGTAAAGCTCTGTCAGGATAATTTTCTAGCTTTTGTCGAAGAAATTTGGCCAGATTTTATTTGTAGAAAATCTATAGATCCAAAAGAGTGGGGCCATCATCAGATTATAGCCAACGAGTTTACCGATATAGCGAATCAAAGAAAAGGGAGGCTCTTGATAAATATGCCACCCAGACATACAAAATCTGAATTTGCTTCTGTTTACTACCCCGCTTGGATGATAGGTAAGTATCCAAAATTAAAAATTATGCAGGTATCCCACAATACGGAACTTGCAGCACGATTCGGTAGTAAGGTTCGTAACATTATTGATTCCCCAGAGTACAAACAAATTTTTGGTGATGTAAAATTAAGAGAAGACTCTAAAGCAAAAGGTCGTTGGGAAACAAATCACGGCGGTGAGTATTATGCTGCTGGCCTTCCCT